GTTCAAGTAGATTATGACATTGAATACCTTGATGGTGTTTTCATTGTTAACGACACAGGAAGCACAGATATCTTTCCTGCATCTAATGGTTACCATCTATTTAGTGAGGGTGCTAACTTTGAGTTCCCTTCTGCCTACCTTAACAATACCTCAACGGTATATGTAGAAGATAACGGCTATGAGATGATGTCTTTGTTTCAGGGTAAGTATGCTAATGAGGTTATTGAAAATGTAATCTATCGTATTGGAGGTGCAACTACTTATTCATTTGACATTACATCATACTACGCTGATGTGCAACCAGAAGACAGGATACTTAGAATACCTATAGGTGAGTTAGGGTTAAACAATTGGCTTACAAGTGATGGGTATACAGGAGCAAGTAGCGATAGACCTGTAAATCAAAGTGAGTGGGTATTAGAGTTAAATACGGCAGGTTCAGTATTTGATACTATCACGGTAATAAAAGAGTGTGAGCCTAAATACACTATCAATACTATTCAGTATATCAATCGTTATGGCACTTGGGATTTTATCCACTTCTACAAAGCAAGTCAAGATAACTTTAGTGTCACTTCGGAACGCTTTAGAAAGTCTATAGGCACATCATCATCAAGTGGGTTTACCTACGACACTACAGATAATGTCTATCAGCAGTTTAACACCAATGGTAGGGTGACTACAACACTTAACACAGGTTGGGTAACTGAAGACTATAGAGAGGCTATCAAAGACCTTATGATGAGTGAGAAGATATTGCTCAATGGTTTGCCTGTAAATGTGGTGACCAACTCAGTAACCTTACAGAAGTCTATTAACGATAGAACGATCAACTACACAATAGAAGTAGAAGAAGCATACGATACAAGATATGTATAAAGTAGAACTCTACATTGATGGTCAAAGAGCTGACCTATTCCAAAATGAGAACATAGAGATAAACCTAAGTGTACAAAACATTAAGGATATCTCTAAGGTGTTTGGTGACTTCACTCAAAGTTTTACTATCCCTGCCTCAGTACAGAACAACAAGATATTTAAGCATTACTACAATGTAGATATCTCTGGTAGCTTTAATGCGAGTGTAAGGGTAGATGCTTTCATAGAGGTTAACCACAATCTATTTAGAGCAGGGGTATTAGAGTTGGAGAGCGTACAAGTAAAGCAAGGGCAACCTTATGCGTATAGTGTAGGGTTCTTTAGCAATGTAACATCTCTCAAGGATAAGTTCGGAGAGGATAATCTTACAGACCTTGATTTGAGTGCGTATGACCATACCTACAACGATACTAACATTGCATCGGGATTTAATGGTTATGTGAGTGGTACGAGTGATTCTATTATCTACCCTCTTATCTCACCTGTGGCTAATTGGTATTACAATAGTCATTCAAGTGATGCTACACCATCAAACATATATTACCACAGTATAAACCAAGAACACGGTATTTTTTACTACGACTTGAAACCTGCTATCAAGTTGCAAAAGATATTAGATGCTATACAGAGCAAGTATAGTATTACTTTCAATAGTGACTTCTTTGATAGTGCTGACTTTGGTAAGTTGTTTATGTGGTGTCATAGGAGAGCAGGGTATATGTTCAAAGACCAACCATTATCTGTAGATGGAGAACTGATAGAATTAGTTTCTGGAGGAGGTACACCATTTGATGATACCTTACATAGATTTCCTGTAACGGCAACTGATAATCCTGCTTTAATAGCATACACTTGTACTGCTACTGCCTCTACCAATTATAGAATAGATGTATTTATCAATGGTGAACGATTCTCTTACAGAGAACACTCAGGTAATGTATCTAATGTTTTTGTTGTCTTACCAACTCTTTCAGTAGGTGACTATGTAGATATGAAGTTAGCACCTTCGGGTGACAATACTGCCGTAACGGTTGGGGTAACTGCCAATTGGTATGCTGACACAGGAGCAGTAACTTTGTTAGCAGCTACGGGAATAACAAGTGCAATGACTACGGCAGGGGTAGTAACCTTATCCGACCAAATGCCAGAGCAGAAGATTAGTGACTTTATAGGTAGCCTTGTTAGAGCTTTCAACTTGGTTATCGTTCCCACAGGAAACGGACAATACGATATAGAACCCTTAGATGATTGGTATGCAGAAGGCACTACAAGAGAGATTACAGAATATGTGGATACAGAGGAGGTCAATATCAATAAACCACAACTCTATCGTAGAATCAGTTACAAGTATAATGAAACCGAAGCGATCTTAGGTGAGCAGTATAGACTACAGAATGATATCGGCTATGGTGATTTACAAGCAAACTTCACCTTTGATGGCGAAGAGTTTGATGTTGAAGTGGGCTTTGACAATATGCTCTTTGAGAGATTGACAGACCAATATTCAAGCGGTTCAGGATTAACTACCATAAATGTAGGCAAGAGTATTACAAGAGAGATAGAGCCTTATATCGGTCAACCTTTCATCTTTTACAATGCAGGAAGCATAACAGGAACAGAATCTTTTGCATATTACAATATGAGTGATGATGCATACGCCTTTACAAACACTTGGTTAGTAGGTAATGTAAACGCTACTACTGCTGCGAATGTTACCAAGACATTGAACTTTAGCACAGAGGTAGACCCTTACTTACTGCAAGGCTTTAGTCAAGGGTTGTATAACACCTATTGGAAGGATTACATTACAGACTTGTACGATACTCAAAGAAGGGTATTTATGTATAAGGCTCAGTTACCTTTGGGTATAATGTTGGCTTTGAAGATCAACGATAAGTTGACTATTAACGAGCGTAACTACATTATCAATCAATTGAAGTTAAACCTAACTACAGGTGAGGCTGAAATGGAACTACTCAACGATGTATAGTCAATTAGGTTATCTTATTAAGGCTCTCAAGGAGACTAACGAAAGAGATGAGGATATTAGGACTGCCAAAGGCAAGTATCAATACCCTCGTACTTTTAAAGAAGCATTAGGCAAATGGCGATAGAGAAGAACATAGTAATAGGTGCAGACCTTTCTGGTCTTGAGAGGAAGTTAGAAGAACTTATTGACCTTCTTAAAGACTCTCAAAGACAAGCTGATAAGACTGCTGATGCAGTTAGTGAAGTTGCTGATGAAGTTAAGGAGGTAGGCACAAGTGCTAAAGAAGGTGCTAAAGGTGTTAAGGTTCTATCTAATGGTATTAGGGGTATAGGTCTTGCTTTAAAAGCAGCAGGTATAGGTCTTATTATTGAGGGTTTTCAACTATTCAAAGATGTCTTAAAATCTAATCAAGGGGTAGCAGATAGCTTTGCTACATCTTTACAAACCTTGATATTTGCCTTTAACGGAATTATACAAGCCGTATCTTCAGGTAACTTTGCATCTATACCAAGTGTATTGGGTGAGAGTCTTTCAAAAGCACGAGAGTTTGTACAACTTGAGAAAGAGGTTGCTATTGCAGATGCAGAGAGAGCCAAGACTCAACTTGAGTTTCAAATGATGGCTGAAAGAGCCAGACAAATTCGTGATGATGAGATGCGTACTATTGAAGAGCGTATTGAGGCTAACGAATTAGTCAACCACTTCTTGCAAGAGCAGATGAAGATTGAAGAGGAGTTAGTAGCTAAGAAGGTGTCATTAGCACAACTTGAGTATGACCGAAACCCTAACAATGAGAACTACCTTGCTTTATTAGAAGCCCAGACTGAGGAGATAGATATTCAAGAGCGTATTGAAGGACAGATGTCCGAATATATGATGAATAAGAATGGTCTACAACGAGAGTTGAATGAACTTAAATTGAGTGAAACCGAATCAATGAGGGAGAACTCAAGAGCAATAGAGGATACTGAGATTGAGAGAATGGGTAACCGACTAAAGGCAGCAGAACTTGAGAAGAAATTATCTAACGAAAGATTTGAAAGAGATTCAGCAGATATTGAAGCACGATTAGAAAAGTTAACCGTAGGTACTCAAGAGTATCAAGACTTAACTAATGAGTTTGCTAAGATGACTACCGATTGGTACAACCAACAATTAGACCTTGAGCAAGAACTTGCTGAAATCAAAAGACAAAATATACAAGAGAACTTTGACCTTACATCACAAGGTTTTGATGCTCTTATGCAACTTAATGAAGCCTTTGCTAAAGATGATGAGGCATCTGCTGAGAGAGCCTTTGAAAGAAACAAGAAACTACAAACGGCACAAGCCATAGTAAATACTGCTCAAGCGGTTACTGCACAACTCGCAGTACCACAAGATGCACTCACAGGACAAAACTTCGTAAAGGCAGGTATAGCACTTGCTACAGGTATAGCACAGATTAGAACGATACAAGCCACTCAGTTCGGAGGGGGTTCTGGGAGTTTGGATACAAATGTGTCCGAACCTCAGTCTCCATCTTTTAACATAGTAGGGGCTACAGGTGCTAATGCAATACTACAATCATTACAGAATAATCCTGTAAGAGCATATGTAGTAGGTAGTGATGTTACCTCACAACAAGAATTAGATAGAAATAGAATTAACCAAGTAAGTTTCCCATAATGCGAATAGTAGAACTATTATTGGATGAAGAAAGCCTACAGGCAGGTATCCAAGCAATCAGCATCGTAGAAGCTCCTGCAATAGAAGAAGACTTCGTTGCACTTAAAGAGCAAGAGCGAGTAGAACTAAAGACAATGGATGAAGACAAGCGTTTGCTCTTGGGAGCAGCACTTGTACCTAACAAACCTATCTATCGTAGGAGTGGTGATGATGAGTATTACATCTACTTCTCACAAGACACGGTAAGAAAGGCAAGTGAGTTATTCTTCATCAATGGTAACCAGAATAAAGCAACCTTAGAACACCAAATAGACATTACAGGACTTAGTGTTGTAGAGAGTTGGATCATAGAAGGTGAGCAAGACAAGAGTAAGCTATATGGTATGGACTTACCTGTAGGCACTTGGATGGTTAGTATGAAGGTTCATAATGATGAGGTATGGAATGACTATGTGAAGGAGGGCAAGGTCAAAGGCTTTAGCATTGAGGGTTATTTTGTAGACAAGGTAGAGGCATCTAAGCAATCACCAGAAGAAGACAAAGCAGAGGAGCAGTTAAATGCTATCAAGGCTATCATCAAGAAAGACTTGAGAACAAAAAAGGGTAAGCGTACTGAACTTGAGACTTACAAGGATTACCCCACTTCGGTACGCAACAATGCTAAAAGGGGTATAGAGTTGAATAAGAAGGTCAACAATAAGTGTGCTACACAGGTAGGTAAGGTTAGAGCGCAGCAGTTAGCGAAGGGCGAAGCTATAAGTGTAGAGACTATAAAGAGGATGTATAGTTACCTTAGTAGAGCAGAGGAGTATTACGATGAGGGTGACACGAAGTCTTGCGGATACATTAGTTATCTTCTATGGGGAGGTAAGAGTGCTAAGAGATGGGCAGAGAGTAAGTTGAAGTCTCTTGATAAAATCTAACAATAACAAACACTAATAGTTAACATACTATGCAAAGAGTAGAAAAAATCTGGCAGGAGTTATCTGCACAACCTCAAGAGGTTGAATTAAGCGTTGCAGATGGTTTAAACACATTAGCAAGTGCTAAATCAAAAGTTAATACTGCAACTAATGACATTGTTTCAGCAATCAAAGAGTTTGATAAAGTAATCGGTAAGATGAAAAACGCTGAAAGTGATTTAGGTGTAGACTTATCAAGAGAAATCTCGGAAGTGAGCAAAACTGAAGAAAAGGCTCGTAAAGCCTTGAAAGTGGCTGAATCGTTAATTAGTGACCTTGCAAGTATTTAATATGAAAAGAATATCCCTAAATAAGGTGATGGCTAAATTAGCCGAAGAGCAAACTACCGAGAAGGTGGAGAAAGTTGAGTTAGCAGCAATGCAAGATGCAGATGCTTTGTACAATGAACTTGTAAGAGGCGCACAAGCACAAGCAAGTATCTTAAACAAGGTAGAGAACGAACTAAAGTCTCTTTCGGGTACTGCAAAAGAATTGCAGAAAATGGAGCAGAGACTTGAGTCTATGGCTAAAGAACTTGGTGTAGACCTTGACATCAATTATGCAGCAGACACTTGGGTTGAAACCTTGACCGAGAACGCTAATAAGGTTGGACTAATCGCAAACATTCTATAATGAAACAAAGCAGAACTGAAAAGGCGGTATTCGCAAAGCTCTCTACCGAGAAGGTGGAACTTGGAGTAGTTGATGACATAAAAGATGCTATTCGTAGAGGTCAAGAGATTGAAGGTATGCTTAGTCGTGAATTGAATAAGTATAATGGTCTTTTAAGAGCAGCAGGTCAATTTAACAGACACTACAACGATTTAATAAGCAAGTCTAAAGAGTTAGGTATAGAACCACCTGCTGAAATCAAGAAACTAAAAGACATAGCTGATGGCTTTGAGAAAAAAGGTCAAGCGATAAAGAAAGTATCAAATTTATTTTAAGATATGAAATCACAAGAAACATTAAGCAAGATTATGGAACTGCTTAACCTACAAGATGAGGTGAAGTTGGAGTCTATGAAATTGGAGAACGGCACGGTAATAGAAGCCGAAGCCTTTGAACCCAACCAAGAGGTATTCATCGTTACTGAAGATGAGCGTATCGCTCTACCTATCGGTGAGTACGAAATGGAAGATGGTCGTATCCTCGTAGTAGCTGAAGAAGGTGTTATCGCTGAAATCGGTGAGGCTAAAGAAGAAGAAGCACCACAAGAAGAAGCACCTGCTGAAGAACCTGCTCAAGAAGAAGAGGTAGAACAAGCGGAAGAAGAGAAAGAGATGGCTTACGCTACTAAGGAAGAACTTACTGCTGCTATGGATGAACTCAAAGGTATGATTGATGAGATCAAGTCTATGATGTCACCTAAAGAAGAGGAGATGAGTGAAGAGGTAGTTGAAGAGCCAAAGGCTGAAGAGGTAGTAGAGATGTCTACTGATGAACCTGCTGCGAAGCCTATTAAGCACTCTCCAGAGACTAAGACTGCTGAGATGCACAAGTTTGGTAAAGGAGCGAGAAAAGACACACTATCAAGAATCTTTGATAAATTAGGATAAATGAAGCAGGTAGAAAAGATATGGGCAGAGCTTTCTGCTAAAGCACAAGAAACTCCTCAAGAAGTTGAGTTGAGCGAAGAGCAAAAGGTTGAGTTAGCAGTTACTGACCGTATTAAAGGATTGGTTGATAAAGCGGAGGCATCTATGCGTGTTATGAATAAGCGTTTAGATTCTTCTTTCACACCTATTAGAGAAATTGAAGATGCTGTTCGTAAACTTGATGACCCATCATCATTACAAGACCCATTTAAAACTTTTATGTCTAACCTTGATGCTTTAGAACAAGAGCGTCAAAACGCTTTGAAAACCATTAAAGATGTAGAAGCAGATTTAGGTGTTAGTGTTCCGATTCCAACTGAATTAGACAACGCAGTTCGTGTACTTGAAAAGCTACAACGAGAAGAAGAATTATTCCGAAAAGAGATTAACGAGTACTCTCAAGCATACAAGAAATTTAAGTAAATAAGAAAGGAGGGCATTGCCCTCCTTTTTTAATGCCTTCTTGTTCTGCAATAAGTTTTCTCTGGGTTATCTTCCTTAAAGATTCTAATCGCATCTTTCACATCGTAGGCTGCATACCATTTTGCCCAATAACCACGATAGATAAATTCAACTTTGTAGGGTTTCTGCCCTTCTTGCAGTTTAATGTCTGACTTGTAATTGATTTCGCAATGTATTACCATAATAAATGTTTTGGTTTCTACAAACATATATAAAAAACTAACACCTACAACATTAGTTAGTTAACCTTATAACATTTAGAATAATCATTTTTAAAAATAAATAGAAAATGGCAGAAACAATTACTACCTCGTATGCAGGTGAATTTGCAGGGAAATATATTTCCGCTGCATTGTTGAGTGCTGATACCATTGAAGGTGGTGGTATCACTGTTAAGCCAAATGTGAAGTATAAAGAAGTAATGAAAACTCTTTCTACTAACGCATTGGTAAAAGACGCTGCTTGTGACTTTGCTGACCAAAGCACAGTAACTTTAAATGAGCGTGTATTAACTCCAAAAGAGTTTCAAGTAAACTTATCACTATGTAAGCAAGATTTCCATAGCGATTGGGAAGCAGTACAAATGGGCTACTCTGCCTTTGATACATTGCCTCCATCATTTGCTGACTTCTTACTCGGTCATATCGCTGCTAAAGTAGCACAGAAGACTGAAGAAAACATTTGGCAAGGTGCTGATGGTAATGAAGGTGAGTTTGATGGTTTTACCGTTACATTAGCTGCTGATGGTACTGTAAATGATGTAACAGGTACTACGGTAACTGCTGCTAATGTTATTGATGAGTTGGGTAAAGTAGTTGATGCTATCCCTACTTCAGTTTACGGAAAAGAGGACTTGTACATCTATGTATCTCAGTCTATCGCTCGTGCTTATGTTCGTGCTTTAGGTGGATTTGGTTCATCAGGTTTAGGTGCTAATGGTGTGAACAACGCAGGTACTACTTGGTTCAATGGTGGTGACTTAGCATTTGATGGTGTGAAGTTGTTTGTTTGTTCTGGTATGCCAGACAACGATATGGTAGCTGCACAGAAGTCTAACTTGTTCTTCGGTACAGGTTTGTTGAGCGACCACAACGAGGTGAAGCTAATTGATATGGCTGACCTTGATGGTTCTCAAAATGTTCGTGTTATTATGCGCTTTACGGCAAATATCCAACACGGAATTGGTGCTGATATTGTATACTACACTTAAGAAGTAGTTTAGTTTAGTTAATAATTAGGGCAGGTAGGCTAATGCTTGTCTGCCCTTTTTTAATAAAAGAATAATATGGCTTGTGATTTAACAAAAGGTCGTGCTTTACCTTGTAGAGAATCGGTAGGTGGTCTTAAAGCAGTTTACTTTGTAGACTTCGGAGACTTAGGAACGCTTACTATTTCTTCTGATGAGGTGACAGATATGACAGGAACATTTGATGCCTACAAGTATGCGCTTAAAGGCACATCTTCAGTAGAGCAAACAATTAACGCATCTCGTGAAAACGGAACGGTATTCTTTGACCAAGCGGTTACTCTTTCTTTGCCTCAATTGAGCAAGGAGGATAACAACGAGATCAAGTTATTGGCATACGGAAGACCTCACATTGTTGTTGAGGATTATAACGGAAATGCTTACTTGGTAGGTCGTGAACACGGAGCAGATGTTACAGGAGGTTCTATAGCCTCTGGTGCTGCTATGGGTGATATGAGTGGATACTCTCTAACATTTAACGCTATGGAGCGTACTGCTGCAAACTTTATTGCAGGTGCTACAGATGGTAACCCATTTGCAGGTATGAGTTCTGCAACTGTTACTATTGATTTAGACTAAAAAAGTAGTATATTTGTAAAACCTACGACATAGGTGTTTTGGTTTTGGAATAGGGTAGTTCTTCACGGCTACCCTTTTCTTTTTCATAACACTTACCTCTATTAGTGGTTAACCTATTATGCATATAGTAACCACAACAGACAAGAAGATATACTTTGTTCCAAGATCGTTTGATACAAGCGTGTCGGTAAAGATTACCGATGAGGAGACAAACACTTCTTCTACTGAATCGTTAACTGCTACGCAAGAGGCTAATTACTTGCATATCACACCTACCTATACATTTGAGCAGGATAGATACTATACCATTAGAATCACAGGAACTAATGAGATATATAGAGGTAAAGTGTTCTGCACTAACCAAACAGACTTAGAGAAGTTTAGTATTAACAATGGTGAGTTCACTCACTATGAGGATACTGATAATGATAATCAATACATTTACCGATGAGTAACATACGAATCGTTAACCTCGCCTCACATACTACCCCTGCGGTAGTTGAAGACAATCGTAAACAATGGGTGACTTATGGAGAGGATAACAACTACTTCCAATACCTTATAGATAGGTACAATGGTAGTGCGACAAACAACGCTATCATCAATGGTATGACCGAGCTTATGTACGGCAAGGGATTATCTGCGACTGATGCCTCTCGTAAGCCAGAGGCGTATGCTCAAATGATGAGCCTATTCAAGCGTTCTTGTCTGCGTAAGGTAACCTTTGACCTTAAAGCATTGGGACAAGCAGCCTTTCAAATCATTTATAACAAGGATAAGAGTAAGATTGTACAGGTAGCACATATGCCTATAGAGACACTACGCTTTGAGAAGATGAATGAAGATGGTGAGGTATGTGGGTATTACTACTCTAAGGATTGGACAAAGATTCGTAAGAAGGGATATGAGCCAACAAGAATACCTGCCTTTGGACACGGAGAGAAAGGCGATGCGTTAGAGATATATTGTATCAAGCCTTATCGTTCTGGGTTCTATTACTACTCACCTGTAGACTATCAAGGAGGTATTCCTTATGCTGAGTTAGAAGAAGAGGTAGCCAACTACCACATAAACAACATTAAGAACGGTCTAAGTCCTTCTATGTTGATTAACTTCAACAATGGTGTGCCTACTGAGGAGGAGAGAGAACTTATTGAGCGTAGAATCATCCAAAAGTTTAGCGGTACTTCCAATAGTGGTAAGTTTATCCTTGCGTTTAACGATAACAAGGAGATGGCTGCAAGTATTGAGCCTGTACAACTATCGGATGCGAGTGAGCAATACCAATTCTTAGCAGATGAGAGTATGCGTAAGTTGATGGTAGCCCATAGGGTTACTTCTCCTATGCTTATGGGTATTAAAGACCAAAGTGGTTTAGGTAACAATGCTGATGAGTTAAAGACTGCAAGTCTACTCTTTCACAACACGGTTATACGACCTTTCCAAGAGATGATTTTGGATGCTATAGATGATATCCTTGCTTACAATCAAATAAGCCTTAACCTATACTTCAAGACACTACAACCTTTAGAACTCCAAGCAGATATTACTGAGGAGCAAAGAGAAGAACTTAGTAAGGTTGAGGATTGTGGATGTAAGTCAGAATTGAAAGATGCTGATGATCCTTGTACGGAGGGTTATGAGCAGATAGGTATGAAGATGAAAGATGGTAAGAAAGTGCCTAATTGCGTACCTATTAAAGCTGAAGAGCAACTAAGCGAGGATAGCCGCCCTTTTCTTGATGACAAGTTAGCCCACGAGATGTTAGATGCATTGGCTGACTTGGGTGAGGAAGAGCCAGAAGGCTATGAACTCGTTGATGCAGAAATTGTAGGTGATGATGAACCTGAAGACTTTGATGTAGAGAACTACCTCAACGGACTTACTGAATTATCAGCAAAGCAAGATAGCACTCAAGATGGAGACATCTATAAGGTGAGATACAAGTATGTGAAGGGTACTAAGAAGACTGCTAAAGGCAGTTCTCGTACTTTCTGCAAGACTATGTTATCACAGAAGAAATTGTACCGTAAAGAGGATATTGGTATGATGAGTGCAAGAGGTGTAAATAAGAAATTAGGACACAAGGGTAGAAACTACTCTCTATTTAAGTATAAGGGCGGTGTAAACTGCTATCATAGGTGGGAGCGTAGAATCTACAAGAAGAAGTTAAAGAAGAACGGAGAACCTTACGGTGGCGATGCACTACGAGGTACTAAATATGTTAATGTTAACCAAGCGGTAAGAGCAGGGTTTAAATTACCTAAGAACCCTAAAGAGGTTGCAGTAGCACCAATAGATATGCCAAGACAAGGGCATCACCCTAATTACAAAGGATAATGGCAAAAGTATTATTTATAAAGAGAGATGACATTGTACGCAATAGTGTACTCTCAGGTAATGTAGATAGCGACAAGTTTCTACAATTCATTGAGATCGCTCAAGAGATACACATACAAAACTACTTAGGTACGAAGTTGTACGATAAGTTGCGTACTGATATTATAGCAGATAGTGTACCTGCTGCTTATGCTACTCTATTGGATGACTATGTACAACCGATGTTAATACATTGGGCTATGGTTGAGTATTTACCTCACGCTGCCTATACGATAGGTAACGGTGGTGCTTATAAGCATACTGCTGAGAATAGCATAGCAATGGAGAAGAACGAAGTAGACTACTTGACCAACAAGCATAGAGACATAGCAGAACACTACACCCGTAGGTTCATTGACTTTATGTCTTTTAACAACTCTACTTATCCTGAATATAACACGAATAACAACGATGATGTACACCCAGACAAAGATGCAGTCTTCAATGGATGGCAACTCTAAGAAACGCTACAAGGTCAAAGAGGTTAACCTAAATAAGCTCAAGAGGCTTGTAAAAAAATTAGAATCTAATGAGTGATTTATTAGGCTACGGAAAAATATACGACTCAACTGATTGGGGAGTAGGAAGAGATAACAACATTAGTTGGGGTATTGTATATGCTAATCTGGGAAGTATAGTACCTCAACTTGTAAGTGCGTTTGTTACTAAAGTAGAAGGTGATGGTGGTAGTGTTGAGAATCAATCGTGTCTTACTACTGATCTTGAATTTCTAACTCAAAACCCTTAACGATATGAGTTTTTACGATGATGCAAGTTTAGTTTTCTTGCCAAGCGGAGGTGCAGGAAAAGACACTAAAGCGTATAGCATAAAACCTACTAATGGAGATGGAGACTTCACCTTTTCAAGAGGTTCAAATTTAACAGCTACAAGGGTAGATAGCAACGGACTGATAGAGAAAGGAAGGGAAAACTTGCTATTACAAAGCAATTCTTTTGATACTACTTGGACAACAAGTGGCTCAAGTGTAACGAGTGGACAAAGCGGCTACGATGGTAGTTTGGATGCTTGGCTTTTAGAAAGCAATAATACAAGTGGTGCATATATTTATCAAAATCTAACTGCTTCGGGAGTGCAGACATTTAGCGTTTATGCTAAAGCAGGAACTTGTGATTTCATATATTTTGTTGTTAGAGGTAGTACCAATATAGCTTCTTATTTTGATTTAGAAAACGGAACAATAGGAACGGCAGTAGCTACCAATATAGATAGAAAAATAGAATCTGTTGGTAGTGGTTGGTATAGGTGTTCAATAACATTAAGCAATACCGATACATCAGTAAGAATTTATATGGCAGATGCTGATGGCAGTACAATTAGTGCAGTAGGCTCAAACATCTACATCCAAGATGCCCAAGTAGAAATCGGTCTAATAGCTACCGAGCCGATTGAATCGGGAGCGAGTACGGGATTAGCAGGTATTTTAGAGGACTCTCCAAGATTTGATTATAGCGGTGGGGCAAGTTGTCCGAGTCTCCTTTTAGAGCCGAGTAGGACTAATAGCTTTGATTATAGCGAATATTTTGAAGACTCAAAATTAGGCGAGGTAACGCTTACAACAAACGCTATAGTATCTCCCGAAGGTTTACAAAATGCCTCTTTGGTAGTTTGTCCAAGCGGTAGGTTGGGAGAAAATGTCAGTTTAACAAATGGAACTGATTATGTTGTTTCAGTATTTGCAAAGCAAAAAGGACAGACCTTTAACATAAGAGCAGCCGATGGAACAAACCCAAATGTTCAATTCAATTTAGCGACCCAAACAACAACTGACACAAATGGAGCGGTTGGAAGTATGGAAGATTACGGCAATGGATGGTATAGGTGTATAATGAAGTTTACGGCATCTGCAACAGGTTCTTTTGAAATTAGATATGTTCTTATTACTGATGCTGATGGTGTATATGCTTATGGCGCACAAGTAGAAGAAGGCAGCTACCCAACAAGCTATATACCTAATCATAGTGGCGGTAGCGTTACGAGGGAGGCGGATGTTTGTGGCGGTGCTGGAACCTCATCTACTTTTAACGATGATGAAGGGGTTTTGTATTTAGAGGCGAGTGCTATTGATAACGGAAGTTCGGAAAAAGCAATAGCTATAAATGACGGCACTACAAATAATCGCATTAACATAAGAATAGTAAACAATACAATAAAAGGTTTAGTAATTCTTAGTGGCTCTTTGGTTTGTAATATAAGCTACACCGCACCATCAGTAATAACCTCAAACAAAATAGCGTTTAAGTACAAAAGAAATGATTTTGCTTTGTGGGTTAATGGCGTGGAAGTTGGAACGGATACAAGTGGTTCAGCATTTCTCGCAAATACTCTTAATGAGTTGAGTTTTGATTATGGAGGTTCATCTGCTTTTTTCTACGGAAATGTAAAACAAGTTATTTATTTTCCCTCACTCCTATCCGATGTTGAATTAATAGCACTAACCTCTTAAACCGATGGATGTAACAAGAAAATACGAGTTCGTAGATGAGGCAGAAGCTAATGAAGCTATTGACCTCCTAAGAAACGAGGAAGGAAGCCTCACGGAATCGGTGGTTAAGTTAGGCTACCTAACTATTGAACCTCCCGTAATAGATGAGGAAGGCAACACCATAAAAGAAGCCGTAGTGTCTACCAAGTATGCGGTAGATGTTTCTTGGTCTACCAATCCTCTACAATCTTGGGAGGCTTATATCGTTTGGCCCACGCCAATGGGAATACACAACTATGGAAGCAGTAGCCAAAGAGATGAATACGCCAAGACTTATTGTGAGTTACATCCCGAAAGTTTGTACTGCAATCCACCAGAACCAGAAGAAGATGAACTATAACGATAAGAATTACATACCCTCTCGCACTTCACCTA